GAGATAAAAAGATGGAAGTCCTAGATAAAAAGAGTGATAAAGAATTGTTACAAAGTCTATTGGCTGAAGTAGCAAAAGCAAGAAATGAACTTAACTGTTTAAACAAAGATGCAGACAAGATTAATAACAGAATCTCCTTCGCATTAGTAGTCATAAATACATTGCTTGCAAGAAAGCAGCAATACCAAGATTAAAGGAAGAAAGATATGAAGTTAAGCCAATTGGCATCAAAGCCACAACTAGTAGAAGTAAAACTCGAAGACGAGGATACTCTAGCAGAATACAATGAGCCGTTGACATTCCATACTTGGGATCGCCAACCTCTTGACATTTTTATGAAACTTGCTAATGCAGATCAAACAGATATGGCCTCAATGGTTAATGTTGTTAGGACATTGATTCTTGATGAGAAGGGCAAGGAAGTCATTCAGGGTGAACAAATGATTCCAAGCAAAGTGTTGATTCGTGCAATTTCTAAAATAGTCGAACTATTGGGAAAATAATCGGTGATGAGCCTGACTGGGAAAGCACAGAGGTAAAGATGATGGTATCATTAGATGCCCTCGCAACTAGATACCACGTGCTACCCAGTCAAGCAATGAAGAATGCGACGACCTTTGATTTATATGTTTTAGATATATCTTCGAGGTATCAACATTACCGACAACAAGTCGCTGAAGGTAAGTATGTTAAACCTGTTAAACAATTAAGCGAACAGGAAATGCTGGCAATGTTAGCAAAGGTTAAGGAGCGAAAAAGTGATTAAGATCGATGTGTCAGTTAAGGATATGCTCTCAGGAGAGATTAAAAGTATCCAAAAAGAACTACAGAAAGTTCCAAAAGAATCTCACAAGAAGTTTGTCGAACTGACACCAATCGATACTGGCAACGCTCGTCGTAATACAAAATTAGTTAAAGATAACATCGAGGCCAAGTACCCTTATGCAGAGCGATTAGATAAGGGATGGTCTAAACAAGCACCTAAAGGTATGACAGAACCTTGGCAGAAGTGGTTTGAACAGAAACTAAAGAAGATTTTCGGAAGGTAAAACTATGGCTACTAATACATATAGTATCAACATTAATGCTAATCAAGCACAACAGGCATTAAATGGTCTCCAACAATCTTTACAAACAACGAACAATGCATTTAATGGTCTGAGAGGAGCGTTAGGTGGCTTAGCAATTGGAGCCTTCGTTACTGACATTGTAAAGAGTGCAAATGAAATGAAGAAACTCGCCGATGCAACTGGACTCGGCGTAAGTGCAGTTTCTAATTTCCAGAAAGAATTTAAGAAAATCGGCGGAACGGCAAATGAAGCCAATGATGCTATTTCTGACTTCGTTAAGAACATTGGCGAGGCTACTATCCAAGGCGGAGAAGTCTTTAAGGCATTCCAGCGTGTTGGTATAGGCATCAAAGAACTACAAACTTTATCTGAAAAGCAATTACTAGGTAAAGCACTTGATGGTCTAAAAGATATAGCAGATCCTGCAACTCGTTCTGCAACTGCAATGAAACTGTTTGGTGGATCTGTCAAGGGTCTTGATTTAGGTTCAATGTCTTCTGACTTTGCTAGATTTACTGAAGAAAGTCTACGCAATGCAAATGCTATTACTATGGCAGCAAAAGCAGAGCGTGATCTAGCAAATGCATTCGGTGAATTAAAAACACAAACTTTAGTTGCTATTGCACCACTTGCTGATTTACTTTCTAAGTTACTAGAAAACAAAGATGCAACTAGAGCATTAGTATCCTTTACACTAGAATTAGCAACTGCTCTTGCTGGGCTTTATGTTGTTAAGAAAGTAGTTGATGCATTTATAATGTTTAGAGCAGTTCTTGTATCTACTGCTGCGATAGGATCGAGATTCTTCCCACTTATTGCTGCAATTACAACAGCATTGATTGCATTAAATGAAGGTGCTCGTGCAGTCACTGGTAACAGTCTAGTTGAATGGTTCATTAAATTAAAGAATGCAATCTTCGGTGGATCTGATGCAAGCGATCAGTTCACTCAAGATATGGCTGATCAGAAGAATGAATCTGAGGCACTTGCAGAGTCAATGAATCGACGCATTAAGTTCTTAGAGAAAGAGAAGGCTGTTCTTGATAATACATTAACTGCTTATCAGCGTCAGAATGATGAAGCCAACAGAAAGTATTCACTTGATACTAAACTTATCGGTGCATCTGAAGAAATTAAGAATGCTGAACAGGCCAGGTTTGAAGCCCGCATTAAGTATGAGCAAGAGATTGCTAAACTACAAGATCAATACAAGCAGAAACAAGCCGAAGGTGCTGATCCTGCCGAACTTCAACAATTAGTCAATGCAGGCGAACAACTTACTGCAGCATATGATGAACAACGTTCTAAAGTTGATGAACTAAGTGCTGCAAGAACTAAAGCAACACAAGCACAAGAACTTGAATTGTTTAGTAAGAAGAGTCTTGTTGATTCTAATCGACAATACACAGAACTTGTTGATAAGACTGCAAACTTACTGTTACCTGAACTCAATCGTAAGTATAAAGAAATTGAACAAAGTGCAAGAGCCGCTGCAGAAGCACAAATTGCATCTGAAGAAGCACGTCGTCAAGCACCAATGGGCGAAGAAGAACGTTTGAAGTACTATGAAGCAGCCAAGGTTAAGATTGCAGAACTTCAAGCAGCCACTTATGAACTTGATAAGGCAGAACGTAAACGTGCATTGAATAACTTCTCGCTTAAAGAGAAAGTTGATCTCGAAAATGCAATCGCTGCATTACAATTAGATTCTGCTAAGATTGGGTTGTCTGAAATTGATCGTAAAGAAAAGGACATCTTAGAGTCTGCAAGACTTCGTGCTAAGGCTGAGATTGATGCGGCTGAGGCAGCACGTCAAGGTGCATTGTCTACTGAAGAACAAGAAGCATACTATACGAGAGCAGAAGAAGCAGCAAACGGATTAATTAAAGCAACTCGTGAGCATTACAATCTAAGCCGCGAATGGGGAACAGGCTGGAAGAATGCAATGGCAGAATATGTTGATAATGCAACTAATGCAGCAGCCAAAGCCAAAGACATTTTCGGTAAAGCAATGACTGGAATGGAAGATCTACTTGTCAATTTTGCCAAAACAGGTAAGTTTGAATGGAAGAACTTTGTTAATATGATGCTTGAAGAATTGCTAAGAGCCCAAATCCAATCCGTTTTTGCTAAGATGGTAATGGGTATGCAAGGTGCAATGCAAGGCGTTGGTTCTGGTAACACAGGCGGAGGCGCAGGTGGCGGTGGTGGCATCCTTGGTTCCATATTAGGTGGAATTGGTGATCTATTCGGTGGCTTCTTTGCTAATGGTGGTACTCTTGGTGCAGGTAAATGGGGTATTGCTGGCGAAAACGGTCCAGAGATTATTCAAGGCCCAGCCAATGTTATTTCCAATAAAGACCTTGGTGGAAGCACTACTGTGGTTAACTATAACATTAGCGCAGTGGATGCAATGTCGTTTAAACAAATGATCGCAAGAGATCCAAGTTTTATTCACGCAGTCGCAATGCAAGGTGCTAAAGGCACACCGGGAGGAAGATAATGAGTTTTCAATGGACAATAGATCGTGCAGAATCGTTAAGCATAAACCGAAAGAAAATGGTAGCAACAACAACTGCCCGTGACGGAACTGTTCGAGCAGTTTCTCGAGGCGTTCAGCCAAAGGTTTTTACTATTAAAGTTGCAGATGGAATTCCGTGGACTGAATTAAGTTCATATATTGCAGCAGCGGAAGTTCTTGATAGAATCTCAACTGCAACTATTACAATTCCATACTCTGGCTTTGAATGGTATTATAACAATGTTAATCCAGGCACTGCTCAATCTTGGACTGTTCGTTGTACAAGTTTTCCAGAGTGGACGATTTCCGCAAGAAATCAAGTTACTTGGTCTGGAGCATTTGTTTTTGTAGAGGTTGTATAATGCCGAATATTTCTTCATACGAAACAGTTCAATCGAATTTGTTTGTTGAAATTAATTCTCCAACTGGAGTAATTCGCATTTCTGATAGGCTTGGAAACTACTCGTTAAACGGTAATACTTTCACTGGTCTAGGATCCTTTCTTGGAATAACATCAACAAATTCTGAAATAAGAGTAAGTGGAAGCGAAGTTACAGTTTCATTAAGTGGAATTCCAAATTCTGAAATTGCTAATGTTTTAAATTCTAAGTTTAAGAGTTCAACAATTACTATATACAGAGTATTCTTTGATGCTACAACTGGAGTTATTCTTAGTGGTATACAGAACACTTATATTAAATTTAAAGGATATGTTAACAACTTCAGTCTTCAAGAAGAATACGATAATGAAACTTTAACTTCGTCGAATACTATTTTATTAATTTGTTCTAGTTATATAGATACGATGAGTAGAAAAATTTCTGGAAGACGAACGAACTCAGAAATGCAAAAGAAATTCTATCCAACAGATGTTTCTATGGATAGAGTTCCGGCATTAGAGAATATAACTTTTGACTTTGGGACGGTAAAATGAGTTTTATTGATGATTTAGGCGATCTTGCATCGTCTGCAGTCGATTATGTTAAGGGATCTAATATTGCATCCGGATTAGCAAAGACTGCATTATTAGGAATTGCACTTAATCAAATGTCTAAGAGCGTTAATAAGACAAATGATGCGGTTAAGCAAGCCCCTACAAAAAATGAGAATAGAGAACAACTTATTCCTAGTACTAAGAACAAGATTCCATTAGTATACGGAACTGCGTATGTTAAAGGTATTATAACTGATGCAGTGTTAGCAAGCGATCAAAAGACAATGTTTTATTGTATTGCACTTTGCGAGAAAACAGGAACTTTAATAAGTGATGATTCTTCAAGTTCATTTACTATTGAAGGAATATGGCGTAATAATTGTAAATTAGATTTTCAAGCAGACGGTATTACAGTTTCGGCTGCAGCAGACGATAACGGAAATATTGATTCTACTGTTAATGGTTTAATTAAAGTATATCCGTTTAATGGAGATTCGACACATCCAATTTTTATGAGTGGATTTTATTCAGGAAACTCATCGAATGCATACTCTATTATGCCAAATTGGACTTCGTCACATTCGATGAGTGGAATTGTGTTTTTAATTATCTCAATGGAATATAGCAAAGTTAATAATGTTGTCGGTTTAGGTGATATTACAGTAAAGGTTAAGAATTCGATGACATTACCGGGCGATTGTATATATGATTATATGACAAGCACTCGTTATGGTGCAGGAATTACATCTGGGGAGATTTATAGTGAATAGTTTATTTGAATTAAACAGTTATGGAGCATATTCTCCAGACTGGACTGATAATCGGCCTGCGAAGGTAGTATTTGATAGACCTAAAGTTCTTGATGCGAGAGATCAAATTGTAACTGCAGCAGTAAGTATTACAGTTAATCCGGGAATTAATATTACTGAAATTATTAACTATCAAACTGCAAATGCTAAGTTTATTATAACATTAAAGACTAAATCAACGAATCCTATTATTGGATCAACTATTTCTTGGGATACAATTCCGGCACATTTAACGTTAACAACAGTAGGGAATACTTATAC